CGTATCCAAAGTCTGAATAATGTAATTCACCTCAGGAGGATCAGCATACTGCCAAACCCTCCACCACTCCCGCTTTAAAATCGCCCCCTCATCATTCGTGGGCTGCTGCTGATACATCGCATTCCACTTCTGTACCGACAAGGACGACCGGACAGCCTCTAACTCCTCAATCTTCCAAAACTCCGGCCACAACGGCTTACCAGACGGCAAAATAGCCGGAAGCTCAATCACCTCCCACTGGTCCGCGTTGCGAGACTTCTGCGCCTTGAGCAACCGCGCCGTCAAATCCTTCGTACCCCAGCGGGTCATGATCAACACTACAGCCCCTCCAGGCTGCAATCGAGTACGCGGACCACTCTGATACCAATCCCACGCATTCTCCAACGCTAAATCGGACTGCGCATCTTGCTCCGAGTGCGGGTCATCAATGATCAACAAATCCGCACCACGGCCCGTGACAGCACCACCAACCCCCACCGCAAAATAACTCCCCCCACGGTTCGTGTCCCACCGGCCAGCAGCCTTACTGTCCTGCTTCAACGCCACATCAGGGAACAACTCCTTGTACGAACTCGAATCCACAAGGTCACGCACCTTCCGACCAAACTTCACCGCTAACTCAGCCGTGTGCGTCGCCTCAATGATCTGGAGCCGCGGACCACGGCCCAAGACATACGCAGGGAAAAGATACGAACCAAACTCACTCTTCGTGTGTCGCGGACCAAGGTTAATGATCAACCTCTTCAACGTCCCATTGGCCACCCTGTCAAAAGCATCCGCCATCCGCTTGTGATGCTCGCCAAGAATGGCATCCGGCCAGACATACCGCACGAAATCAATGAAGCTGCCACGAGCCTTGTCCTGAGTCTCAAGCTGCGCGAGCCGATACTCAAGCCTCAAGCGCTCCGCTTCAATGTCGTCAGCATAGTTACTCATTCGTTGTGGACGATACGATGAAAAGTGTTTTGGATTGTATAAAAATTATACGCGTTTGTGTTTATATGTTAAGGGGGTGGGTTTTCAAGGGGCAAGGATTGAGTTTCACGGCCCACGGACCGCGTGAAATTGAGCCCAAGCCCTCGCGTCAGGCAAGGCGGCCCGTTTTTTGGGGCCCGGGGGCCGGGGTCCTCGCTCCGGGCGCCTTGGCGCGCGAATCGGTGGCTCGAGCACAGCGGCCCGCGAATCAAGCCGCGCGGCCCTTGCATTGTGTCGCAGTGTGCGTTATAGTGTGGGCATGCCTCGCGATTCGCGGGGCGCTAGAAAGACAGGAAGGAAAGAGAGAATGGGTGCCCTGCTGAATTTTGACCATGCCGCAAGCCTTGCCCTTTTTCTAACCGAACAGACAGGGAGCTGCACGGGCACGTGGAAAGGAAAATTGCCCGCCGCTCAGCAGCGCTCGCTGTTTGGAAGGTACCTCGGAAAGGGCACCATCGAGATCGATGGCGCAACCGAGACCCTAGTGCACTGGGTGACGGCTTGCTTTGGTCGTGACTATGACGTTACCTTCGAACGAAGGTGGGCGGCTCTGTAGCCCCCAGTGACCCCGCACCATGAACCAAGCCCCGCGAACCGCGGGGTTTTTCGTTTGTGCATCGCCCCAGTAAAACCAAACCGCGAATCGGGACCCTGGCGCGCGGTACTGGGTGCGCGGATCGATGGGCCACGAACAAAAAACCCCGCAGTTTGCGGGGTCCGGATCGAGTTTCGCGGGGCGCTTCACTCGATTTTTTCGCCCGTAGCAGCTGCGACCGCCGCGCGCGCTCGGGCCAAAACCGGCAAGCTTGCATCCTGTTGATCATCTAGCAGCGCGCGCAGCGCTTCGAGCAATTCAGGCGCTGCGGCGATCAGGCGGGCATTAGCCGCCCCATTCGTGCCGCAGTTTGCGATCCCCCGGCCCTCAGAGTCTACGACACCGTCAACGAGCATATTCCCCGTGCCGCGCATATCTCGGGCAACGATCCACGGTCCGGGCGTGTGTTTCTTTATCATAAAATCCCTTTCTGTTTTTCTCGATCCGCGGGTATCGCAGACACGTGTGCACACTGTACCACAGAACGATCCGGGATGCAAGCGGGGAATGTTTCACGTGAAGCAATGCACGCGACACCGGGCAAGGTTCACGGAGAAAAGGGCAGGGACCAGGGGACAGGTTTAGAACGGTCGTTCTATTCGCCAGGGAAACGGGCGTTTGCCTCTAGTTAGAACGTTTCACAATGCGAAACGCTCAGGAAAAACCTGAGCGTCTGTGCGCGAAACTTCGTAAATAGTGCGTTTCACAATGCGAAACGCTCAGGAAAAACCTGAGCGTCTGTGCGCGAAACTTCGCAAAAAACGATGAAAAGGGTCAGAGAATCAATCGCATGGCCCGAACTACGTGCGACACCGCCCACACAAACGCGAAAAGGGCGCAAAGATAAACGAGGGTAGCGATCGCACTATCTGATGCGGTGTTGACGGGGTTTTTCATGGGTCAACCCTTATCGCGGGAGCATCGCAAAAAACGAATTGTCAGCCGCGCCAAGGGCGATTAGTGCCATATAAATCAGCAGGGCGCACACCAGCATGCCGATAAAGCCGGCAACGTGCGAGTCTTTTTTTGGCTTGTTGTCTTTGTACGATTGGGCGTGCTTACTCATGCTGTTTTACCCTTTCTTGCTGTATGCTCCGGGCCGGTATTGGCCCGGAGTGACTACACTGTAGCACTAATCCCTGCGATTGTCAAAAGGTAAACGAGGGAGCCGACGGAAGGTCGGTCGGGGCAAGGCGTAGGGGCATAACCCACGCACAGGTACGCGCGCCATGGTCGAGCGAGACGAACCCCGGACCATCGCCGCCCGGATGAATAACCGCAAAGTTCTTGTCTTTGCCCCGGAATTTTGCGCTTGCTTTGTAAACCTTGGCCACAAGGTCGGCATTGTAGAACCGGATCGCGTCAGCTGGAGTGTGCTTCGCAACTCGGCGCCAGTCTGGATAGCGCCCCTCCATTTCTTCGACCGTGACCGCCGCGCCATCAATCAATGCGGTAATTTTGCGCCGTGTTTCGCCTGAGAAAATACCGGCGGGACCCTCAAAGCTTAGGCGTACCGCGTCAAACTTGGCCTTTTCGATCCGGGCGGCAAGCATCTCGGGCAGGATGATCGACACCGAGGGCAGCGGGTCCGACGTTACTTTGTGCACAGCGACCGCATGCCCATCAGTTGCAACGATGTAAGCGCCGCTCGGGCCGCAATCGAGAGCAACCCCCTGCAGATAAACCCTGACGTCCTTTTTTGCGCGAAAAACAGCCACAGCGGCAAAGTGAGCGGATTCGATGTCGAGCGAGAATTGTACGTTGTCAGGCATTTTCTTCTTTCTAAAGTGTTACGGTGAGCACACTATAGCACACAATGAGAGAATTGCAAGCCCTGGCTAACAAAAAAGTCTACCTACCCAAGGGCCTACCAAAGGGCCTACCAAAGGGCATACCAAAGGGCATACCAAAGGGCATACCAAAGGGCATACCAAAGGGCATACCAAAGGGCATACCAAAGGGCATACCAAAGGGCATACCAAAGGGCATACCAAAGGGCATACCCAATGGCCCCATAGCCTTTTTCCAGCCCTCTCTTCTCTCTCTCTCTCTCTCTCACGCGCGCGCGAGTATATGACACTTTTTAACCATTGTCTATACCATTACACCCATTACACTTCACTTTTTTTGGTGTATCGCTCTAAGTCATTGATTTAACTACCTTATTACGTCGATTACGTCTATTACGTCGTTTCCTGCACAATTTTTTTTGAATGAACAATGTTATAGAAACCTATACTACCCAAAAAACACCGTAAGACTGTACGCCCATACAGTAATTCACCCCTAAAACCCCCATTTCCACTGTATATCCATACACCCGAGCCGTGGTCCGTGGTGCATGGGGCGTGTCCCATTAAGCGCTTGCGCTTCCTAAACGGCGACCGCACCTTGAGGAGACCGGCCGCACGGAAGGGCCAGGACGTTAAATCTCTTACACAAACACACTTGCACACTCTCCGCATTGTGTGTACTATCAACACATCGACAACGCAACACAGAGAGTAGCGACATGGACACAAAGCCTCCCTTTCGGATCACTGACATTCAGCGCGCCACTGTTAACGGTCGCAAGATCAAGCTTTTCCGTGCGTATCGTTTGATTGGTGACGCGTACATTTTTTCGGGCCAGTATGCCGCTCCGGTCCGTGTTGCGAATAAAGACCTGTTCAGTTACGTCGACCGGCACGGGGGCGATGGTTGGTAGCTCCCCCCTGTAGTTCTAGCCCTTACCCTAGAAAGCGAGAAACGCCATGCACGAACTCACCGCCACCTACAGCCCCGAAGACAACAAACTGCGCCTATATGCGACGTCCCGTCTGGATAGTGCTACCTATGACCGAGTGACCGCTGCCGGGTTCCGGTGGGCGCCGAAACAAGACCTTTTTGTCGCGCCCATGTGGACGCCGGCCCGTGAGGACCTTTTGTTGGAGCTGTGCGGCGCGATTGATGAGGAGGGTTCGAGCATCGAGCAACGCGCAGCTGACCGCGCGGAGCGCCTGTCTGGGTTATCTGACAGCTGCGAGGCTAAGTCTAATGCGGCACATGCGGCATCTAACGCCATCGCCGAGCGGTTTTGGGGGGGTCAACCTATCCTGGTCGGACATCATTCCGAGGGCCGCATGAGGCGCGATCAGGACCGCATGCATGGCCACATGCGCAAGGCTATCAACCTATGGGAGCGTTCTGAGTACTGGGAGCGCCGTGCTAGGGCGTCGGTTGCCCATGCAGCGCGCAAGGATAGCCCTGCAGTGCGGGCGCGTCGGATCAAGAGCCTTGAGGCGGAATTGCGCAAGTGTGAGCGTACGCTGTCCGAGCATTTAGCGGCGCGCGCGGCCTGGGAAGCGTGCGCCGCGATCCCTGAGCCGTCCGAGCGTGAGGCGGCGGCGCGTGCGGCGTCATTAAATCGGGCTAACGGGTTTAATCTGCCCCGTAAGGAGGGCGACCGCCCCGATTTTGACATCCCGCCGAGCGTTTACGATGCCCTGCACGGGACTCACCCCGCCCTGTACGCTCCGCGCAGCGTGGACGAAGTTTTGTTGCACGCGGCGGGGGTGTTTACTACTTGGGTCGAGCGCGCCAAGCGGTGGGTGGCCCACTATCAAAACCGCATCGCATATGAGCGTGCCACGTTGGCCGCGCAGGGCGGCACGGTTGCGGATCGCTCGCCCCTTGAGCCGGGAGGCGCGATCCAGTGTCTTTGGTCCCCTGGCCGTGACGGGTGGGCCTATATTCAGAAGGTCAACAAGGTATCGGTAACGATCCTGCACAAGTGGAACGAAGATGGGCGGGCGTTCAAACACAATCAGCCCTTGGACAAGATCGACGCGGTTATGACGCGGGCCGAGGTGGAGGAGGCGCGGGCCGAGGGCCTCGTTCAGGAAATCGACGAAAGGGGGTTTTTCTTGTCGAAGGAAACCCTTGCCGCCTGATCCATAGTTGTGCTACAGTGTATGCACTCCCTCGCTGATAGGCGGGGGTTAACTTAGAAAGTGAGAAATGAACATGGCTGAGTCAAAGAAAATCGCCCGTTGGGTTCCTACTGGTTACGAGTTACTTAGGCAGGATGAGGAGACGGGCTTGGAGGTTTGGGGGGTCTTGTCCCCTAAGATTTACGCCATCGCCTACGTGGGCCGGCGGGCGAAGCATGAGTGGCACTATCAATTCAGTTCGGTAGAGAGTCTGAATGCGCGCATGGATGCTCTACAGGCGAGTGTGACCGCTCGCGCTGCGTACAAGGCAGAGAAGCGGGCCGAGGGCCGCGCCCCGCATGACGTGAAGGTGGGTGACGTATTCCGTGCATCGTGGGGCTATGACCAGACGAATATCGACTATTACGAATGCACGAGGGTAATGGGGGCAATGATCGAGGTTCGGGAAATTGGCGCGCAGTCTGAGCACACGGGCGACATGCAGGGTAAGTGTGTCCCTGCCCCTGGTGCGTTTGTGGGTGAGCCTATGCGAAAGCGTGTGAGCGTATTCCCTGGCTCGGAGCCCTCGGTGCGTATCACTAGCTTTTGCAGCGCGCGGAGAATCAAGCCCGTGGCGGAGTTTGCGGGGGTGCGGGTGTATGACTCGTCGGAGTGGACGGCGTACGCGTAGCCCGTAGCCTGACGATGGCCCCGTGACGGGGCCGAAACCCCAACCGGAGAACTACAGCATGAAAGACCTAGAAACGATGGCCGCTAACCTTAAACATGCAGCGCGCAATGGTGGCGCGTCAATTGGCGGCGGGGAATTCACCCCGGAAGAGTGCCGACGCGTAGCCCGCATGCTCGATGCCGCGCCTGATCTGCTGGAGGCTTTGGAGGCAGTCATTGGGCATGATGCCCACCTTCTACCAAACCCGTGGCGTATAGAAGCGGCCCGCGCCGCCATTGTCAAAGCACGTGGGAACGCCCCAGATTAGCCCGTGATCCGCCGCGCGCGGTCCGTGGTTCACTATTCATGCATGCGTTATGCGAGAATGTAGAGGAATTCTCTCCTTCCGTGTTTAGTGTTAGGGCTTGCGTATGTTCAAGGTCGAGGTAGGTCACCCGGTCCCTGAAGTTATGGACCGGGTTTTTTATCCGTTTGCCACAATGAACCCTGGCGACTCGTTCGAGTTGACGCGGGAGCAGTTGCCGCGGGCTCGTGCGGCGGCTTCGGCGTATGGGCGCCGGCATGGGCAGCGCTTCGCGACCTACAAGCAGTCTAGCGGGCTGTGGCGGCTGTGGCGGGTGGAATGAGTCATGGCCTCGTCGAAAGAAGAGAAGTTCAGGGCGGGAAGGAAGCTTGTCGGGCGGCCTACGGTTGTGGAGGCGCGAATCACGGCCCCCGTTCCTGCGCATAAGCAGCGCACGCTAACACCGCAAGAGTGGACATTCGTCGAGGAGTTTTGCGCGAACGATGGCCGCATCACGTTGAAAGAGGCGGCCCTGCGTGCCGGGTATGGTCCGACATGGGCCAAGACTAAAGCCTCAGAACTGACCGACCCGGAGAAGAGCCCCCACATTGTGGCGGCGATTCAGGAGCGCAGGCGTGAGCTAGGCGAAAAGTACGGCACCACGTACGAGCGGCACATGCGGGACCTGCAGTTAATACGTGATGAGGCGCTGAAGGCGGGCGCGTATGGGGCCGC